CAAAGATAAACATCGCTTCCGCGTCCTCGTTGCAGGCCGCCGCTTCGGCAAGTCCTACCTCGCCTGCGTCGAACTTCTGCGTGGAGCGATTGCCCGCCCCGGCGAAACCTTCTTCTACTGCGCCCCGACCTACCGGATGGCGAAGGACATTGCCTGGAAAGTGCTCAAAAAGCTCGTCCCCGCCCCGTGGGTCAAAAGCAAAAACGAGACCGATCTCAAACTCGAACTTGTGAATGGATCGGTCATCGAACTGAAGGGCACCGAAAACGCAATGGCCCTCCGCGGCCGCTCCCTCTCGGGCGTCGTCCTCGACGAAGCCGCCTTCATGGACTCCAGTGTCTGGTTCGAGGTAATCCGCCCCGCCCTTGCCGACAAACAAGGCTGGGCCCTCTTCATCTCCACCCCGGATGGAACGGCCTCATGGTTCTACGACCTTTGGTGCTACTGCGAAGATGACCCAACCAACGAATGGCGCCGCTGGTGCTACACCACGATTGAGGGCGGGAACGTCCCAGCCGAGGAAGTGGAAGCCGCCCGCGCTCAGCTTGATGCGCGCACGTTCCGCCAGGAATTCGAAGCGTCGTTCGAGAACCTCACCGGCCTCGTCGCCATCAGCTTCAGCGACGCCAACATCTCCACGGACGCCGTCGACATCAACGTCCTCCCCCTTCTCCTCGGCGTCGACTTCAACGTCGACCCAATGTCCGGCATCTGCGCCGTCAAATCCAAGGACACCCTCTACGTCTTCGACGAAATCATGCTCACGGGTGGAGCGACCACCTGGGACTTCGCCGACGAAGTAACCACCCGCTACGGCATCGACCGCCGCATCATCGCCTGCCCGGACCCCACGGGTGGAGCGCGCAAAACCAGCGGCGTCGGCGTCACCGACCACGCCATCCTCCGCAAATCGGGCTTCACCGTCCAAAGCCCCCGCAGCCCCTGGAAAATCCGCGACAAAATCACCGCCGTCAACACCGCCCTCCTCGATGCCTCTGGAACGCGCCGCGTCCTCATCCACCCCCGCTGCAAAGAACTAATCAAATCCCTCCGCACCCTCACCTACGCCCCTGGAACGGGCCTCCCCAAACAAAAACCTAGGCGTCGACCACGCCTTCGACGCCTTCGGCTACCTCGTCCTCCAACAATTCAACCTGGCCAAACCCGAAACCCTCGGCCAAACCAACTACCGCCTCTACTAAACCCCAACCCCCTTCACCGTGGAACGTTCCTCAAAGTAAGAGCAAAGCGCCGCAAAAAGGTGCCCTTCTTTCTTCGGTTCCGGAAACCCAAAACCACAACTTGAATACACCCAGTGCTCACACATCGGGCACCTTCTATTAGTCCTCCTCGGCAAATCCGGCCTAACTTCGCCGTAAGTCTTGCCATTCCTAATATTACTAATTACAACATGAACCACCCCCAACTCCCTGGCAAGTGCCCTATCCCCCTCAGCACTTTCCAAGACATAAGCAACCTGCTCCAACGTGAGCCGCCTGTTAACCGGAATTTGTTTCTTCATACAACCATTGTACTACACCAACCCGTGCCCTGGAACGTTCTTGTTTAATATGTAACCGATAACCACCTTTTCAGGCGGTATCGATCGTCCGTTGCCCGGAAAGCCAGCGGTGAGGGGGTGTCAGCGCGCGAGCGGCCCCTAGCTTTCCACCCAATTCCATAGCTAAAATCGGTGTAAATCCGCCTTTTTAGCCATGCCTGGCCATTACGGCTCCAAAAAGAAGCCCAAAAAAGGCACCAAAAAGGGCGGCAAGAAGATGTAGCCGTTTACGGCACCCTAAATACCGCAATTTGAGCCATGCCAGCCAAGAAAAAGGGTCTTTACGCCAACATCGCGGCAAAACGCCGCCGCATCAAAGCCGGCTCTGGCGAAAAAATGCGCTCACCGGGTGACCCTGGAGCGCCCACCGCAAAAGACTTCAAAAAAGCGGCCAAAACCGCCAAAAAACGGAAAAAGTAAACATGGCTAACGTTGGAACCACGGTTATTGACCGTTTTACAAACACAGTTGAGCACACCGGCAATGTAATGGCCGATGTTGACGATTGGTTTGAAATTGCTGCTCATTGCAGTCAATACAGTTTCGCTGCAAACGTCACCAGTTCTGCCAACTTTACCCTTGCTCTAGAGGCTAACTTCAACGGCAACGGCAACTGGTTTACGGTTGACACCAGCAAAACCATCAATGCTGCTGGACAGTACGTCTATTTCTACGCCGGACAGGCAGCCACAAAGATCCGAATGCGCATCGCCTCTATATCCTCTGGAACCGTGGCATTAACCCCGCATATTGTTGCCGGTTACCATGGCTAAGGGCGTGTTGCTACGCAACTAAAGGGTTAGACTCGAAGGTATAGACCCTTCCTTATGTCTAATCATGGCTATCCTCCGTGGAGAGCAAGGCTCCGTTAAGTTTGAGGCCAGCGGAGGCACTCTTGCTGCTATTGCAGGTACTCGCAGCTGGACGCTGAACATCACCAAAGAAACTCTAGACACCACAAAGCACGGAGAGAGCTCCCGCACGTTTGTCGGCAGCATGATTTCCGGCTCTGGCACGGTCGAACTGGTGTTTGACACTGGGGACACCAGTCAAACCGGGTTTATTGAAGATGTTCTGACAGCAACTGACGCCGCTGACGCAGCTTTCGAGTTGTTTACCACTGGCTCTAGTGCTGACACTAATTCACTGACCTTTAATGGAATCATCACTAGCGCAGACATTTCATCTACTGCTGGTGACTTGGTAGTTGTGACTTGCAACTTCATCACCAGCGGCGACATCACTTCTAACCTTTGACACGGTTTGACTGATGGTTGAACGCGGCGGCGAAAAATTTGAAGGCTACAACAAGCCTAAGCGCACACCGAGCCACCCTACAAAATCCCATGCCGTTTTGGCCAAGGAAGGGGACGAAATTCGGTTAATCCGATTCGGGCAACAGGGAGTCAGTGGCTCTCCTAAGCGCAAAGGTGAATCTGCAGCCGACAAACGCCGCCGTGCTTCATTCAAAGCCCGCCACGCAAAAAACATCGCACGTGGCAAACTCTCTGCTGCCTACTGGGCAGACCGCGTGAAATGGTGAAATGACCTACTCCGTCCCCGGCCTGGTACGTACCCATCTCGTCAGCTCTTCCTACATGGGAAGTGTTGACAGTCCGTTCGTCCGCACCAAAGCGGTGATCAACCAGATGAAAGGCTGGGAGATCATGAAAGCCGTCACCTCTGGGACGGAATACCTCCGCGAAAACAGCGAAACCTTCCTCCCTCTCGAACCCCGCGAGGATTACACGGCCTACCTGGCACGTGTAAATCGCGCTGTTTTTTCGCCTTACACGCAGCGTCTAATCAACGCCGCCGCGGGTCTTATTCTCCGCAAACCGATCAGCGTCGAAGGCGACCCCTACTGGACCGAAGTCTTCAACAAAGACGTCGACGGCTGCGGCTCAGACCTCGACGAATACGCCCGCCGCAAAGTCGTTTGCGCGCTTACCTACGGCCACTGTCACACCCTTGTTGATTTTCCCGCACCTAGCGATGCGCGAAGCCTTGCTGAAGAGCGTGCTCTTAATCGTCGGCCCTATTGGATTGAGGTGGATCCAACCAGCATCTACGGCTGGCGCCTGGACCGTGAAACGAACTACGGCAATCTCACGCAAATCCGAATCGGCGAAAAAGCCGTTGTAGCCGACGGTGAATTCGGCGAAAAAGTCTATGACCAAGTCCGTGTCATCGAGCCAGGTCGTTATCGCATCTATCGTCAAGAGGAGCAAAAACAAGAAATGCAAGGGCAGTTTCCATACCCCTCTGCATTCGATCAATCCGACGCTTCAGCAGACTTTGAGCTGTTTGAATCAGGTCCTTACAGCCTCGAAGAAATCCCTCTGGTAACGGTCTACGCCAACAAGGTGGAGACCTTGGTGAGCCGTCCCCCACTGCTGGACATCGCTTACCTCAACCTGGCCCACTTCCAGCGCCAAGCCGACCTAATCCACAGCCTCCACATCGCCTCCCAACCCGTCCTCGTCCTCGAGGGCTGGGACGATCAAACCAAAGACATGGCCGTCAGCGTGAACTACGCCATGGCGACCCAACCCGGCAACAAGGTCTATTACGTCGAGCCCGCCTCAAGCGCCTTCGAAGCCCAATCTGCAGAGATCAAGGAACTGCAGCAACAAATGGGCAACCTCGGCATTTCAACTTTAGGCCACCAAAAATACGTCGCCGAGTCTGCAGAAGCCCGCCGTTTAGACCGCATGGACAGCAACTCAATGCTGGCCATGGTTTCCATGGACCTCGAAGCCGGTCTCCAAAAAGCCTACGATCTGGCTGGTACGTACCTAGGCATCGAACCTCCGACAGTAAAAATCAGCCGCGACTTCGACCTACAACGTTTGATCGGCCAAGACATCACTGCAATGGGTCAGCTGTTTGCTGACGACATCATCAACCGCGAAGAGTTCCGGGAGATGCTTGTACAAGGCGAGATTCTACCCAAAGCAGCGGAATCACCCGACGACGGTACAGTAGAGGAGTAGTAGCAAATTATTCCCCATGGGACTTCGTTTCGAGGAGATCAACCCTCCCAAAAAGGAAGAAGCGCCTGCAAAGAAGCCTGCAGCCCGCAAAACCAAGTCTACTAAAGTAGAAGAGTCAACTGATTCCAACTGATGGAAGAACAAGTCATCCAGGAGACGCCCGTGGCGCCTTCTGAACAGCCCGTGGCTGCGACGACCCCAACTCCACCTGTGGACATTTCTGCTTACGAGCAGCAAATCGAGGCGTTAAAAACCCGTGCCAGCGAAGCTGAGGAAAGATTCCAGGGCATCAAAAGCAAACTCGACGAGGTCTACAAAAAACAGGACGATCAGCGCCGCAAAACCCTGGAAGACCAGGGCCAGTGGAAAGATCTTTGGGAAGAAGCCAACAAAACAGCTCAGACCAAAGAGCAGCAGATCGCCGACCTGCAACGCCAACTCGACGACCTAAAAGCGTCAAACGAGACCGCAGCAATGAAAAACTCTGCACTCTCCGCCATAAGCCTGGCTGGAGCGATCAATGCAGAGCAGATGCTGCAGTTGGTCCAAAACAACCTGACCAAAACTGCCGACGGCAGCGTAAAAGTTTTGGACGGCGGCGTTGAACAGGACCTCAACATCTACCTCGCCAAGCTAAAAAATCCTGGTTCGGGGTATGAGCACCACTTCAAACCCAGCACTCAAGCCGGTATGGGTGCAAAACCAAGTTTGAATACTGCTAATGCCGCGGGTATCGCTAATCCGTGGGCAGAAGGTAGTATTAACTTAACAAGGCAAATGACCTTGGAAGCTACCGACCCCGATCTTGCAGCTGTGCTCAAGAGAGAGGCAGGTAAATAGTCCCCGTGGGACACCACTTCAAGTCTGTGACTTGAATCCCGTAAACGTTATCACTGGAGCTTGAAATGGCCGCCCCATTTCAAAACTATTCCGGCGGTGTCCTTCTGGCGGACATCGTCAAGCGCAATAATCTCAGCACTTATGTGTCTGAGGCCATCAAAGAGCGCAGCCTGTTCATCAAGAGCGGCGCTGTTGTTCGCAATTCCCTGTTGGATTCCCGCTCTGGCGGCACCCGCATCCAAGTTCCTGAGTTCAACCCCGTGTCTCCCACCGAGGAGATCATGGATGGAACCGCCACTTGGGGCACCAGCACCGCTGGTTATCTGACTCCCCAGAAGATCGGCACTGGCACCCAAATTGCAACCATCTGCCATCGCGGTTTCGCGTATGCCGTGGATGACGTTGCAGTTCTGGCTGCTGGCGAAGATCCAATGCTTCACATCCGCAACCAGCTTGCCGACGCCATCAACAAACTGAACAGCGCCCGTCTGTTCTCCCAGCTTGCTGGTCTGTTCGGCACCGCCCTGTCCGCTAACGCACTGGACAAAGCTGTTGCCGCTGCTTCTGGTGGTGCGGAAGCCAACTTCCTGTCAGCCGCCAACGTGGCCGAAGCTCGTTCCAAACTGGGCGAGCGCGGCGAAGAGCTGGACACCCTGATCGTCCACCCCTCGGTTGCCTTCTACCTGTACCAGGTGGGAATGCTGACCTTCTCCACCTCTGCACTGTCCGCTTCTGGCGCAGTGACCTGGGGTGGTGGCGGCGTGGGCATCGGTGCTCGCGAAGTCGGCGAATTCGCCGGTATGCGCGTCATCGTCGACTCCCAGGTCAACACCGTTGCCCCTGGTACGTCTGGCCACCAGCGCGAGTTCTATTGCTATCTGGTCAAGTCCGGCACCATCCTCGAGGGTGTGCAGCAGGACCTCCGGATTGAGGCAGACCGCAATGTGTTGTCTAAGCAGGACGTCCTTTCGGTTGACTACCACTCTGCTTATCACGTGATGGGCACCAAGTGGTCCGCTGCTGGTGACAACCCCACCAACACCGAACTGGCAACCGCCGGTAACTGGGCTGCTACCTACGACATCGATCTGATCCCCATGGTTCAGATGACCGTCAACAGCCCCCTGGACACCACCACCATCTGATCTTTCTTGATCAGGCAAACGGCCCTACCATTAGGTGGGGCCACCTTCTTTTCTTGCTATGGCTGCCACAATCAACGCCACCCTTAGTAGCGCGTCAGCCAATAGCTACGTGACATTGGCCGAAGCCGATTCATATTTTGAAACCGTCCCAGATAGCGCCAACTGGGACAACAAGACTGACGACCAAAAGAACCGCGCTTTGATTTCAGCTACGCGCTGGATCGATAACCAAGTTTTTTACGGTGATCGTTGCGACGTTGAGCAAGCACTGAGCTGGCCCCGCAACAATTACCACGTCGATCGCGTCGAGCTGACCTGCAGTGTCATTCCCGCCGACATCAAATACGCTACCTACGAGCTGGCACGTGCCTTAGCCAATGACCCGGAGTCAATTACAGGGTCTACCGGCGATACGGGGCTATACGAAGCCGTCAAACTCGGCGACCTGGAAGTCAAATACAACACTGCTAGTCAGGCTACGGGAACAGTCAATAACGTTTTTGATGTTTATCCGTGGCTGCAGTCTTACCTTGGTGCTTACTGCCTTGGCGGCAGCGGCAGTTATCAAGTCCGCTTGGTGAGAGGTTGACATGCCTGGAGCGTTAGACAAAGCCTTCCGAGATGCAGCCAAAGCGGTTGTTTCAGAACTTGGCAGCAGCCTCGACACCACCATCGACTACACCCGCAAGTTTGCTGGCGAGTACGACGTAGCCACGGGCAAGTATGAAACATTTAATCGCCCTTACTACAACCTCAAGTGCCCTGTCGAATTCATCCGTTCGGACGAAGAAGAAGGTCGCGAACAGCGTATAGCCCGCGTCTACATCGCTCCCGAGCAAATCGGCGGCAACCAACCCACATTTCAAGACGAGCTAGTCCTGAAATTTGCTGGCGCTGACCACACCGCCCAAATCACCAGCGTCCAAACGTACCGCGGGGGCCAAGAGTACCTCTACACCGTGCTGGTCCGGTTCTAATGGCTAAAAAACGCGGCATCGGCCAAATCACCACTGACCTGGAACGTCAGATCAACGCCGACTTCAACGCGCTGATTCAACTAACTGTCGAGGGCCTCTCAACCGAACAAAACAGCCCAGTCGACACAGGCTTCTTTGCCTCTAGCTGGAAAGCGTCCACACAACGCACCAGTCCGAAAGATAAGCGCGAAGACTTTACACCGTGGTCAAACATCAAACCAAAGTCCGGCAACCAACGCATCGAACCTCGCTTCACCGTCCCCCAGTTCAACTACAAAAAACAACCCACGGTCTACATCGGAAACGCTACTGAATACGCAGCGTACGCTCTGCAATCCCCAAAGGTCGCCAACTTTATCCAAGGCGAAATGCGCTCCTTAGTCCAGCAAACCTTTAGGGAGAAAAAAGGTGGCCGCCTCTTTGCCGCTACTGGTGGAACGGATCCTTCACAAGGCGTCGGTATTTTCAAAGGCCGGACTAGCGTTTCTTACGAGAGGATTTAATTCATGTCTTTAGTAAACGCCCGCGCTGCCTTCGAAAAAGCCGTAACCGACGCTGTCGTCGCCGCCGACGCCACGGTCAATATGGTCTACGACAACGTGACCTTCACAGACCCAGGCAAGACCAAAAAATACGTGTTGATGAGCATCAACTTCAACCGTTCCACCCTCCAAAACCAAGGCGCCGCCCAGGACTACTACTCCGGCGTCATCCAGTGCAACGTCTACGTCCCCAAATCTGCTGGAACGTCTGTACTTTCAGCAATCAGTGAGTCTGTGATTGACGGCCTTACGTCAGTCAACGCCAGCGGTTACACCGACACGTATAGCGTCAGCCCCCGTGTTTTGGACATCGTCGGACCTACACCGATCGAGCTAGAGGATCGCTCGCACTTTATCGGTATTGTGTCCTGCCAATTCACAGCAGTAGTATAGTAGAGCAAACGCTCTTTCTATATGCGCGCCGCAGAACTGCTTCGTAATAAGTTCGGGGTTAGCCAGCTCTATAAACACGAAGTCAAGCAAGAAGGTGAGGTGGTGCTTGAAGTGTTTTGGCACCCCCTGACTATCGCCGAGCGCGAATCAATCCAGAAAAAGAGCAAAGAGGACGATAGCTCCGACTTTGCCTTGTCGATGCTGATTCATAAAGCTATCGACGCGGACGGCAAACGTCTTTTCCAGGACGGCGAACGCGACATCCTGCGCCGCACCGTTGAAGCCTCTGTGCTCCAAGACATCCAACTGGCAATGCTGGCTTCCGGCACCGAAAACAAGGTGGAGGACGCGAAAGCAGACTTGAAAAGCAAGTAACGACTGGTACTTCATTTTCTTCCTCGCCAAAGAGCTGGGCACCACCGTGTCCCAGCTCACCGAGCACCTGACGCAAGAAGAACTGATTGGCTGGGCCGCTTACTTCGAGCTGCACAATGAGCAGCAAGAGAAGGCAATCCAAAACGCCAAAACCGGCCGTGGAGCGCGAACAATGAGCGCGCGGTAGACTAGACCGTAAGACTCTACGTGCTCCACCGTGGCCAATTACAGCGTAGATATTCAGCTAGCCGTCCAAGGTATTAACAAGTTACGTGACTTAGAAAATAGACTAGAAGAGCTAAACACGCAATCAAGAGAGCTAGAGGAGCGTGCAAAGCGCGGAGGTACAAATCCGTTTGGACCGTCAGGCAAACTTAAAGAGTCTGTTTTGCAAGTCAAAGACGGGCTACGCATTACAGGTAATCTTATAGAAAGTAATAAAAAAGTTACAAAGTCGGTAAATCAACAGCTTGAAGATCAAGCAAAAATAAATAATTTTCTAGAAGAGGGGCAAAAAATACGTGAAAGCTATGCTCGTGATGCAGAAAGAGCTGCAAACGCAACTAAGAAGGAAGCAGATCAACTTGAAAAAACGGCTGCAAAAAAGCGTAGCGCAGCCGTAACAGCCGGCGCATTCCCTCTTCTGTTTGGCGGTGGGCCGTTCCAAGCAATAGGCGGTGCTATTGGCGGCGGGCTTACCGGCAACATGTTTGGCGGGGCGACAGTAGCCCTTCAAGTCTTAGGCGGTTCTTTAGATACCCTTGCCAGCAACGCAGTAACTCTTTCCGCATCTCTGGATGGAGCGGGTGATGCGTCTGCAGCTCTTGAAATGTTTATAGGTCGTCTTGATAGCGCGACCAAATCCCGGATAACAACTTTACAGCAGTCGGGTCAGACAGCACTCGCGGCAGACGCTGCGTTTAAAGAGCTTTCGGACACTATCGGAGAAACAAGTGCTCGGGGTATTGTTCAAGCAGGCAAAGATTTTGAATTTTTAGGGGATAAAATAGTACAGGTTTCTTCTGCTATTGGCGGTTTTCTCCTAAACCTAGGCCAAGAAGCTCTTGGTTTGGTTTCGGTAGATCCAACAGCTACTGACAAAAAAGAGACTAAAGAGTTTAAAAGAGTGCGCGCAGATGCAGAAAGTTCTTTAGTTATTGCACAGCTAGAAACCTTAGAAGCCCAAGCAGTATTAGACAAAGACATAGAAAGAACGGCTGAAATTAGAAAGCGACTCGCGGTACAGGTTAGTCTTTTAAAGATAGCTGAGGTTTCTCGTCAGCTTGAGGACGGAGCTATTGACCAAAGTATAAAAGAGAATAGATTAAAAGTTATTCAAGAAAAACTAAATAGAGAGCTTTTAAATATAGATAACCAACGTTTGACCGCCGTCGAACAAAGAACCAACAAAGAAGAGGCAGATGCTGAAAGAAAACGCAGAGAGGCCGAAACAGCGCGCAGAGAGGCTGAACGCGCAGCAGCCGAAGCTAAACGTAAGCAGGACGAAATAGACCGAGGTATAAATTCTCAGCTTAAAGCGTCTGAAAGACTTAGTATACAAGTGCTAAAGCTTGAGCAAGACAAACTGGCTACCGAGTATGATGGCATAGAACTTTTAGTAGAGCAGTTTCAAATTGAAAAACTGCTGTCAGTATTAAAACAAGAAGCAATAAACGCGGCCTACGAAAGAAATAAGGTGGATGCTAAATCGGCAGAAGAGCAACTACTTATGCTCGAAAATAAAAATACAGAAATCATACTAGAGAGAGAGCTACTAAAACTTAAAAGCAAAAACCTGCAGCAAACTATTGCCCAGGCACAAGCGGCGGAACGTGCGCGTGACTTATCTGCAGCAGCCGGTTTTAATGTTCTTGCACAGGCCGCAGAAGATCGTGGTGCGTTTCTTCCTTCTGGGTCTTTATACGGAACACCGGAAACGATGTTCCCAATTGAAAAAGCCATTGAGTATGACGATTCGCTCCAAAAAATCCTGGATAAATACCCCCAAATCCAGCAGACCGCTGATATAGCTGCAGCCTCAATGACGACGGGGCTAACTTCCCTTGTTGAAGGAACGAAAACCGCAGAAGAGGTATTCGCCGACTTCCTTCGCAACATTAGTCAGATGCTGCTTGACGCAGCAAAGCAAATGATTGCAACATATATCGCAATTGGCGTCGCCAGGATGTTTGCTGGGGTGGGCTTTTCAGGCAAAGAAATTCTTTCCAAAAGTTCCCTGGGATCTGATGGCGGCGGAATCTTTAGTGGAGGCTTTAACGTCCCAGCCCCGTTCCTGTCGCCGAAGGCCCTAGGTGGTTCGGTTTCCAGCGGTCGTTCCTATCTGGTTGGT